GTCCAATAGTAACATACTGCTTAGGTGATACTACTACAGAACTTTCCCATCCGCCTGTTCCCCAGCCGGCTAAATCCCATTCTGTATTAGAAACATTCTGTGTGACTCGTAGTTTAATCGACAGACCTACACCGTCTATATCCCATTTCTTGTTGTTGTATGCAGGGTTAGTATCCTTAGTAGGTATGATTGTTAGACTATTAGTGAATGCGAAGCTTCCGCCGGTTATAATCTCACCAGACGCCAGCATATATGTACCAACATATGTATACGTTGCATTATTTAAAACAGTAGTATCTATAGTTGTTCGGTCTAATAGGCTTATTGCGTCAAGCCCTTCCGGCAACCAATAATACTTGTTATAGTTCAAAAACTTATTAAGGTCGATTGGTGGTGCCCAGCTATAGTATTCTTGATCAAACAAACGTGTATGACTAGAAGTATTAGCACCATAAAACTTTAACAGTCCAACGATATCATCGTAGAACATAATGTTGTTTGTCTTACCACTATTAGGATCAACACTAATTGCAGTCACAGGTAACTGATAGTCTGATCGCAACTTAGTTGGTTCGCCAACATAGTAATCTTTACTCTTGTCATAATAGCTTGGTTTACTGCCGATATAACCAGACAGGAATTCAACACTTTCTGGCTGTAACATGTGATCTAACGTTGCAGCAAAAAACTTGTTAAGTGTTTCTGTTTGTAACGCTACCGGAAGTAATTGTACGCTACGCTTATTATTAACCATGTGTTATACCTAACTGTGCTTCTGTAATACTATTAACTATCATAATGTCTGTAACCGCGGCGCCGCTGATGAATATTTCGTCTGGGTTAGCAACAATTTCAAACAAGTCACCAAACTTAGAATTGCCACTCTTTGGCACCAATACAACGCTGGCAACAATTGTAGCTAGATTCATATGTATATATGTCGCTAATTCAGTGAAGAAGAAACTTTGTCCAAAGTCCCAATTTTGTAATTCAAAATATGCATCTATTTGTGCTTTAACAAGACTCTTAACTTCGTTATCGCCCATAGTTGTGCCACTAATCTTAACAACCTTGAATATAACTTGTAACTCGGGTGCAGCAAGACTACCAAACAATACCTTATATGTAACAGGATGCCATATTATTTGATCTGTCATCATCTTAAATTGTTCAAAGTAACCAAATGTTATTCGCAACTGGTCTGTAGTTGGTGGTGTAGGTAGATCTGACAATGTACCATTTGTTGTTAACCAATTTCGTATAGCTGTATCGTAACTAGCAGTCAAAACATATACATCTATCAAGTTATTGATAGCAGGATCTATAAGTTGGTCGTATGGTGCATAATGCTTCCACACAAACTTCAAATTCTTACGTCCGATTCGTACTTTATGATCCGCCGTGACATCAACCAATTGGCCACCTGTCCAACGCAAGAATGTTATAGGTGATGTGACAAACGCCATCGTACCTTCTGTCCAGCCTTGATTAGTTGCAGGTGGTACAGTAGCCAACGATCCGTATATTCTACTCAATGATATGTTTATAGGTTGGAAATATTGGTAGCCATCCGTACTAGTATATCTTTCCCAGAATAGGAATGTACCTATAGAATTGTTTGGATCCGCGATAGCAATAAATTCTTCGGGATTGTCGGGTATGCCTGCTTGCATAGTTTCCCAGAATGTTACTCGTATACTTCGTGGTTCTGCATAACCATCTGGATAAATTTCCTGTCCACGTATTTTCCAATAGTAGTCTTGTCCAAGCGGGTATGGTGTAACTGATTGAGTGTTCACACCTAATACGTTAATACTGTCGTATGCAACAGATTGTGAGGTTTGATTTATAACTTTAGAGTTGTTAGCAAAATAGAATCGAACATCATTTTCACTCTCAAACACATATCGCTTAGATCTAGTCTGTATGATCCAGCTAGTGCCAGTGTATGCAATTCTGAGTAACCAACTTGCATCTGCACCTGTGCTGCTAGTATCGCCTGCATTAGCCAAACTAAATGTAGTAGAGTTACTTATGTTGTCACTCGTAACAACTATCCATGCTGTAGTAACTGCATCATATCTTAAGCCGAATGTTTGCTTCTTTGCAAATGCAGCACTTATGCTATCAGTCTCTGCCCCAGTCAATGTTGTCTTGAATGGTGGATATATACCTAACAGCGGATCACCTTGTGTTACTGCACCGGCTAATATTACTGCACCCTGTCCAGAAGACAACACCCCAGTTGAGTTAACACCGGTACCATCGCCGATTATACTTACAACAGATGCCCACCCATAGTTCTTAAATTTAACCATTGACAATGGTTTTATAGCATTTGCCGGAGTTCCTATTGTTGCTGCGAGTCCGATTTGAACAGCAGTGGTATCTACAAAGAATGACCCGGTACTACTATTAGTAGATGTAGTTGTTAATGACCATGTCATACCAACTGGCAATTGTGTAGGATAATTCGAATAGAAGAAATCGCGCAATTCTGTACTAGTATTTTGCATTCCGTCGTCGCCGTTAAGAATAGGTTGCACATACGTCGATGTTAACAGGGCAGGATTGATACTAGTGGTTATTGCAAATTCCTGTCTGTTGAACGAAGTCTCCGAATATAGCAGACCGTCTTGTCCGAGAATAGTTGTATTCTGATACGCACCTGTGGGGTCATTAATATCTAAGTATCTACTTTGACCTGCATAGAATCTATTAACAGCCTTAACCTTAAGTGCTTGACTACTCTGCAATGGATATAAGTTGTAATCTTCACCGTTGACCATACGATCTTGTGTATAGTAAACTTGCGAAGCGTTTAACTTTATCTGCTCATTTGTTTCTCTTGCCTGACTATTAGCAACAGTGTATTGTAGGGCAGTATTAAATGCCAGACTATATGTGTTGTCTAACTGATCGTTATATGCAAAGTTGAACTTTAAGTTCACCATGTCGGATGGTCTAATTTGATATTGTAAGTTGTTACTAGTTCTGTACCATACGCGGATTAAGCCTGTTGGCACATTACCAAAGTTACCGTCAGCGAATCGTATGCTTATCTGATCATTACCTGAACTATCTCTAGTGATGACGCTGAATATGTCTCTGATACTTTTGTCAACGCTATTATAAATCACATTGAATCCGTTGACACCAGGAACTTTAGTCCATGTCTTAGTAACTAGTCCGTTGGCGTCAATACTCTGTACCCATACGTCTGTTTGGTTTATGTCATTTGCGTTAATATCTAGAATTCTATTTGCAAGAGGTAAGTCTAACTTAAAGTCTGCATGAGACATATTACCTTGCTTAAACATTAAGAAGAAGCCAGTATCTGCACTACTATAACCATTGCCATCTGCTCTGTATATCAAGTTCCAATCATTGACTGGATTTGGATCGCGTTCTACAAAGTGTCCGGTGACGCCCAATTGTGATGCTAAATCAGACTGTGATATAAAATCTGGGTTAACTAATTCAAAGTTCATTGAGAACCCAGATACTGTTGCAGTAAATGGTACAGTACTAGACGGTATAATTTGATTGTTCATAGAATACAACTGTGTATCAATGCCGTTAATTATACCACTCTTACTTGGGTTACCAAAGTGATTGTTATTGTTCATAGACGAATTTACGACCAATATAAATTGCTCATACCAGTCTGGGTTGTTTTGATCATTCCAATTGACAGGGATATTCTTTATGTTTCGTCCATTTGAATCAAATATGTCTTGATTAGATACAACTTGTGTCACCTTAATCAATCCAGTACTGGTGATACAACGTTGCGGTTGGTAACTCAACATTCGTGCTAGTCTGAAAATACTCTCACGTCGTTGGGCAGTATCTAAGAAGTTTTCTCTAGTGTTCAAATCCATTCTGAACGCTAAACTTGTACCAACATAGCTCAAGAGGTCGATGATGGCAACAAATTCACTGCTTTCAATCCAGTCATTGAAGTCTTCGGGATAATTCAAACGAATATAGTTAACCATCGCATCTCTGATTGTATTAAAATCATATGCGTTAAAGTTGACCTGCGTAAATGCGGTATATACTACCTGCCAGTCTTCTGCTGCAAATAACTGCTTCTGGCGTTGCTGTTGCGTAATAGTCATACTATCCCCATTCTATTCATCAAAAGTTAGACAATGATCGACGATCAAACTGTAAGTTGAACGAATCGATTACGTTGTATGGTATATATAACAAGTCCATTTGTACTACGAAGCCGTAGTCAAATTCGCTAGCGTTTATATGTTGCCATTGCACTCTACTATCACTATCTATAACACGTTGACATTCATAAATTATTGTATCCTTAGTTGTTGCATCAAATGGTTCAAACAACATATCCCATATACCACAACCATACGTAGGCATCATAAGCCGTTCACCTTTGCGGGTATAGAAATGGTTCAACAGATCACGCTTAATCAATTCTATATCGGCGAATTGTTGTGATTTACTATTTGTACCAACCGTGCTATACCCAACAAATAGCTTAGATTTTTGTAATAATGCCATTAATAACGTACCAACTTAAATGTGTTCAGTTATTTACCACAGTTATTAACTGGTACTTTAACAAGACTATTAACTTAGACTTGAAAGTGTTCCCCTGAAGTTGGCTGCTTCGGCGCGTCTACGATTTACCAACCCTTGACGTATTTTACCACTAATGTTTATCCATCTCATAAATTCAACTGGCACTTTGTCAAAGTTACCGAGATTCAATTCTTTTAGAATCGCACTGCTTTTGAACTTATTCTCGTTAATGTTAAAGCATATACTTACAAGCATATCAAATTGAGCTTGTGTTATTTTAACAGTCACACCATTTCTAACAGTCTGTTGAACGGACACTAAGTCTTGTTGTAATAGTTCATCAACTTGTTGATCTGTTAAACCTTGTGTCAATGGCACTTGCGCCCCGTTTATTTTAACAAACTGTCCTTTAATCTCATCAGATGTCATCTGATGTCCTATACCTATAGCTAACAATCCAGCAACATCGCTGAAAACAGTTTTACTAACACCTTCATAACGTTTAATAAACGATATACCAGTATTACTGATTTGGTATCCTGTTACAGTGTTTAGCTTAGGACTTGTACTTATAATCGAATACACAGGGTTACCATTTGCATCGTAGCCTTGTCCTTTATATATTCCCGGCGTCATACCAGCCTTAGGTGTTCCCACTAAGTCCAACGGCGTTGTTTGATTAGGTACAATCGAGCCTTGCTTAATAACATCACCACTATACAAGTCTTTCACAGGACCTGTATTTTGTTCAACGTGATTGTTAGTGCCAGATACCGCAGTACCATGATAGTCATATGGCTCATGATGCGGTAATCTGTACAAGATAGTCTTTCTTGTTATGAATTTAAACACACCGTCGCTCTCTACAAAGTTGTCTTTCTGAATGTTATCATACGGTTCTGCTGCATCAGGTGAAGGTGTTGCATCTGGGGTTGGCGGACCATTTAAGTGAATCATGTTAGCTGCCATTAACATATTATCTGTAGTCTTTATAGCTATGTCGCTATTAGCACTGACATGAAGATGCCCGCCTGACTTAACATCGAGGTTACTGTAACCATACATGTACATACACGATTTAGCAGTCAACCCCATGTCGTTGTTTGCACGGACTAATATGTCTTGCCCACTGCCGATATGAACGTCTGACTCACCATACATGCGTATCTCACCGCCTGTTGTTGATCCAACTGTGCTGTTTCCTGTACTAACAGCAAGATTTGCATCATTTCTAGCTTTTAGATTTATGTTTCGACCTGCTTCTAAATTCATATCAAGGTCTGCTCTGAAGTTCATACTTCCTTGACTTCTGACACTTACATCGCCTTCTGCGTATACGTCGACATCGCCGCCGCCGCTCATATGCATCCAGTTTTTACCACTGCCACCGTTGAAATATATGCTACCGTCACTATCATTGAGAAGTAATTGTGCACCCGATCGTGTTCTTAATCGTATAAATCTCTGCTCGGGATTATCATCCATAACAAACTGATTCTGGCCGGGTGTAAGAATACCAAATACAGAATTAGCTGGTTCATCTCGCCTTGCACCAGACGAACTTACACCACGTATAGGATCTTTATCCAATCCTAACATTGTTAACTGATCTGCCAACGGCGAGAAAACAGGGCGTTGTTGATTGTCAATGTTGACATTACCTAGCTTGTTATATTCAACAACTGGTAACGTGGCATCTGAGTCATTCCCAGGTATGCCAGGTACCATATGATTCATGTTTTGTTGGAACAAGCATGCAAACCACACAGCACGACCCGGATCACCGTTAATAAAACAAACTAGAACTTCATTCTCAAGATCCGGCGGGACGAACCAAAATCCATAGCTTCGTTGTGAATCTTCCCATTTGTTTGTTTGCTTACTATCGTATATGTTAGTAGCACCAGCAAAAGGACTGGCATAGTTACATATAATCCATGCGCCCGGATCAGTTGGTTGGCCACCTAGTTCCGGAACCCATACTTTAAGGCGGCCCATACGAGACTTGTCGTCTACTTGTTTAACGAATCCTATGTAGACGTTGTTTAATTGTGCAGAACGTCCGCGGCCACTGAGGTCATACCCACCTGGTGTTTTTACTGTTCTGTTAAAACCTGATGACATCTATTAATTATCCCTTACTACTGCTGGTCCCATTGGCAGTCTTTGTCAATGTTGGTTTCTGACTAAATGGATCTTTGTATGCTTTTAAACTTTGCGTGAATGATCCGCTCTTGAATTTATTCGTTACTTCTGTAACACAATATGCGCCATTGAAGAAATCACTAGATGTATCAAACTGCATCAATCCAGTATCTTCGTTATAATTTTCGCCGGTTCTAAAATTTAAAATGAACATATTATCGCGTGACAAGAAGTTAGCAAAGTTTTTATCGGCTTTTAATGTATTCATTGCTATAGCCATTGTGTCATCTAATATATTGCTCTGACCTAGCCAATATGGATCGCCTCTAATTTCTAATTCTATATTCAAGAAACTTTGTTGACTAAACATGTTTCCTAAAACTGCACCAACAAATGACCTACTAGCTGGTATAGCTGTTTGACTAGAATCTGGCATTGCTTTATTAGAATCACTACCTTGATCTGCAATTTGCATAGTAGGATTATTTGTTTGTCTTATAATAACTGGCATAGGATCAACTGATATAGGAATAGCTGCTATTTTTTCAGCATATAACTTAGCTTTATTTGTATTGTTCTGTCGGGCTGCACTTAATATAGAAAATGATGCCACTTGCTTGGCTATGTTTTTATTTTTTAATCCTGCACTATTTGCAACCAATTTGCCAGGACTAGAATTGTCTATATATACGGCACTATTCATGCTAGTGTTTATATCGGTTGCTACCGCAGAAAGTGCTAAACTCTTCTGTGATGCACCTATGGCTTGTGATTCAGTAGTTGCAGTAGACGCCTGGGCATCTAATGCACTTATTTGCTTTTGTAGATCTGCATACTGTTGCTTTTTTGTATACAACCCTTTGTTTATTAGATCGCCTGTACTATTAGCATATTGCGGTCCTTGGGTATAATTATGGTATGTATTTGTTGCCTCCCATTGTGGAAGAACAAGTTGCCATAGGTTGTCTATCTGAATGTCATAGTGAAGAACTTCTGTATTAAGACCCGTATATATGTAATTGTATTGTTTAACTAATGCATTTTGAAGTGTTAGATAGCGTAGCTTGGCAGCCTGCACTTGTTCATTTAATAATATATCGACGGTGTCTCTATCGCCCGCCACCTTAATGGTGTTATATGGTATAAGACTATATGTTATCTTTCTTATATAATCACCAGTGTAAGCATCCCATCCGATGATAGCAACAGAACTGTGAATCATTGGCCATGTGCCGATACCCTCTGATGTTAATAGGGCGCCACCTGTTGTAGATTGTCCACTACCTTTAATCCAATCAGCTACCTTAGGACACATTGCAACCACATAGTTACATATGTTTTCTATACTTGTACCGTTACCAGACTTAAATGTAGTCGTGCCATCTTTATATGACACGTCCATATCACCGTATCTGTCAGATTGCTTATCTACTTCGCTAGATTTTAATGTCCACGATTTCATTTCTTGTGGAAGAACAAAGTCATATTCAACTAATGGAAAGTTTTGTTCGTTGGTATTCTTTTGTATATCGTTTAGTGTTGATTTCAATCCTGCAAAAAATTCTTCTAGATTTTTAGCTCTAATAGTAATACCGCTCGGTGGAATAGATATTTCGTTACTATGTCCTATCATCCCATCAAATATGCCCGTGATACTATATATACCACCACCTTCGGTTACTTTAACACTCATGTCATTTAATGAGACACGGTATATTTGATACATGCTGCTCAAGTCTACTACAGTACCTTCTTCGTCATAGCCAGTGAACCATATGTCTATAAAATATGGTGCTCTCATATATTGAATAACAGGTTGTGTTAATGCAGCAGAACGTATCTTATCTATTAAACTAAGTCCGAATGGTTCCGCAACAGTCATTGTCCAATCAGTCATCGTTGTATTCATAGTCTTAGCATTAGGTGCGCATATGTTATTGATTTCCAAGTCGATAATGTTAAAACCCGCAGTTACACCACTCTCTGCAATAATTGTTTTACTAGTTGCATCAACCACAGATTTAATTGGTTGCATACTATATGCATCTGCTTCTGTGGTTAAAAACCAACGTATATGATATGTATAGTTTGCGTAACTATTCAATGGGTTCTGTTGTGGCTTAAAGTTAACTCCGACACTAGCAAGAGTTTGAATAACACTTGGGTCTGTTGTCTTAGCCGTAGAAGGCGACAATAGGTTTGCAGCCGTCGCTGCGCCTGCAGAACTAATATCTGCCGCAGTCTGTGGTGTAACTATAATATAATCGCCGCCGTAATCATTGTTAGTAATAGTGTTAACACCGCCCAATGTAGGGTTAGCAGCTATTTCAGATGCACGTTTTATTTGAGAACTTGTTAATAGATCTGATTTGTTTGGCGAACCAGGACTGGATATTCGTGTCTGAGCATTAACAGTCGGTGACGTTGACGATTTCTTCGGTACTGCTCTACTAACATATGGATTGACTCCGACCATCTATTATAACAATCCAACTAAGCTACTCTTAGGAGGGGCATATATTGTGATGCCGGACGTGAAGTCCCAGATAGGATCTTTAATAACATCTGGGTTACGTATCATAAACACCCACCATAGTTGTACAGTTCCATACAAGTCGAAACTAAGCTTATCAGCTCTGTGATGATACTTATTGTCCAATACTAGTAACGTGTCATCGGCTGTTGCCGGGATAGTCTTGCCGCCCCAATAGTCTAAGTAACCTACATAGTTAGTAGTTTGCGATGTGTTATAATACGGACTGCCCCTGTTATATGTAACATTTGTCATATCCACTTACCACCTTTCATTAGTTCACCAGTACGGAATGTTTCTAAGTTAAACTGGCGTAGTCTGCTTGGAGTATTTTGCACTGTTACTGATACATCAATTGTATATACTGCAGGTAACCAGACATAGCCAGACTGACTAATCAAGTTAGTTTTAAAATATGTTGACGCCATCCTACTTGCATTGGCCATAATAGCCCATGTTGTTTGCGATGCAGTTTTACTGATCAAACTAGCATTACTTGCTGCTTTACCGTTCGCAAGTGTACCTGATATAGATGTTTGGCTTAGATCTACAGGTACATAGTCAACATCTGCGGGCAACCCAACTGAGAAACTGTTAACTATAACCGGCAATTGGTTAAACATAAACTGTCCATATGCATCTAGCAATAGTACAGGTGGCGGAGTACCAGCATTCCTATCTGTATCACCAAATGACATCTTAGTAACAGTACGTAAGAAATGTATGCATGCTAGTCCGTACACACCTTCTTCTTGACTTTGCGTAGTAAATTGCCCTTGAATTTGTAACTTAACTGCATTTGATCTGTTGAATGCATACAGCTCTTGGTTAGTGTGCACCAAGTCAATGGATGTATATGTTGTATCTTGCGTATATTGTATTGTGGGTTGATATGGAAAAACTAAACCATTTGTCTGCTTTAACGGTTGTAATATACCACCATCGCCGTAGATTTGACTTGTTGCTTGGGGCTTTGGTCTTATTCTTACCCTGCGACCGCCAGCATCACTATCATTACTGAAATTTCCAGATGATCTACTTGTATCACCCTGACCTAGCCCACTATTAGGATTGTTGTTTGCCATAAATATCACACCACGCTTGATTATAAGTATTTATGGTGATTTTAAACAACTACTTTAATTCCAATTTTGACTTATGATAAAATTCATCGCAACATTACAATAAGTTATCAATTTGAAGGGTATTACTGCATAATGACTACTATCGGACCCGATACAAAAGTAAAATATCTCACAAACAAAGATCTATTAGAAGAAATACACAAGAGTAAATTATCGTATTGTGAGTTTGTTGATCCAGTATATAGTAGCTACGACTTCATCGTACACGATGTTAAGAAAATAACTAAAAAAAGAATAGAAGAAGCCAGACGTAAGCGCATTGCAGATAAAACTGCTAAGATGCGCAAAGAGCAAATAGCAGCAGGTATCAAGAATCCAGACATCAAGATCGGGTTAAGTGATGTATTGCCCGATAGTATTGTTATTCGTGTGATGACATTTGATCACATTCCTTTAAACGATGATAAGATCCACAAAGCTAAAACAGAAGCTGATCGTCATATTAAGTGCAACTTCCCCCCATTCCAACATTACATAATGCGCGAAGGTGAACTTATATGTGTGGGAAAAAGTCATTGGATAGGTGGTCTTGAAAATGGATATTTCAGTAATTCACACGGTAAGATGACGGCCAAGCTAGCGTTGATGTTTATGAAGTTAGTTGAGCGTTACGGTCATAGAGGTAACTGGAGAGGCTATTGTGTAGATGAAACTACAGAAGCTCTCACACAACGCGGGTGGTTAACTTATGATAAAATAAACGAGAATGATACTATAATGTCGTTTAATAATGGACAAAATACATGGTCATCTATAAAATCAATTTATAGGGGGGAATTTGATGGACTAATGCACAAGTTAGATGTTATCGGAATGGATGCATTAATCACCCCCGGACATAAGTTAATAACAAAAAATGGATTAAAACCAGCAGAATTACTTTTAGAGTCTGACAGTATTATATTAATGGGACAACCGGAATCGGGCGCCAAAGTTGAAACATATACTAATGCATTTGTTGAATTAGCTGGGTGGATAGTCACAGACGGCTGTTACGAAAAATCCGATGATAAAATCAAAAGAATAGTTATATACCAGAATAGCAGTCCAAAAGCAGACAGAATTAGAGATTGTTTAAATACTTTAGAATATAAGTTCACAGAAAGCTTGCGCGGTAACAACATATCATTTGCTATATCACGCAACGATTCTCGTAAAATTTATAATATCTTGCCTATAAAAGATGTGTCTATGACATTTATTTTAGCTTTAACATCCGCACAACGTGAATTGTTAGTTAATACGTTGGTCGCTGGCGATGGTTGGATAACTCATAATAAATATCGACATTATGTACAAAAAAATAAAGATAGTGTAGATTTATTTCAAGCATTATGTGCAATAAATGGCACCAAAACAAATTCACATTATGTTGATAATCATAAATCATTTGGTAAGCCTGTTACATATTATAATATCAATTTATTTTCACCTCGTAAAAATAAAACAAAAGTGGAATGCATAGATTTTCACGGTGGTAAGAGAAAT